CATCAAAGTTGATTAATGGAGGAGTTGAATACTTCTTAGTAGTATCTGGAGTAACATTGATGTTTGCAATCTTAGATAGATTGGGATTAGGACTAACATTAGCAAACGCAGAGGAATAGTTTGCACCTGAAGTACCGACAGATGCTGAGTTAATTTTTCCATCAGAATCTATTGTACAGGTTACTGTTGCTTGTGATATAGTTTGACCGGTTTGAGCAACACCATTAACTACAATTGTTGGAGCAGTTGCATAACCAAAACCAGGATCTGCTATTTCTACACTAGTTACCTTACCGGCATTTACACCAGACTGTGGTACAACTAATGATAATCTACCAGATCTATGAATGTCAACATTTGTAAACGGTAAAAACAATGAAGCAAACATTTCTACTAATAAAGGAATATCCTCAATTCCAATAACGCCTGGTTGTAAATCTGGCATAGAAGATAATGTAAATCTATTTGTTCTTCCATATCCAAAGAAACTTTCGCCAGTTAATTGATTATGTTTGGGACCTCCAACATATCTTAATTCTCTTAGAAGCTTTTGATCATCACCTAACTCATCACGAGTTAAGAACATTTGAATTAGAATCTCAGCAAAATATTTAAATCCGGCCGGATGTACAAGGCGATTATAAAAGTAATCCCATGAAGATAGATTCTGACCTGTACGTATTAGATACGAAAACTTTTGGTATCTTAAACTATCTTGCACTTTAATTGTGTCTGATAAAAATCCTTTTTTATCTAAGTAGATTCCGCCCTTAGGCAAAGCTGGATTTATATCCCAGTTACCAGATGAAGGAATAAGAGTGCTATCCCAAGGATATTCAACTTCTACTTCATCATCAAAAAGAAGTCTAAAAAATACTTCAATGGAATCTGACGATCCACGTATTTTATAGTAATCGGTTATTGCTTTATATAAATTTCTTTTATTTACCTGAATCGATCGTGGAACAACAGCCGCAATTTCTTTTTGAATTAATTCCAAATAAGCTGCGGCTGTGCTATCAATATCCATAGACTCTTCAATTGTATTAAGAGCATATGAAGCACCAGGGCCTGCCCAATATTTTATGGGCGTAGTAAGAGTTGCTGTCTGAGTATTATAATTAACATAGCTACTATTGGTTGGATGTCCAAACCTAACAGTAAGTGTTTTACCAATATCAGATGTTGATTCTGATAACGATCCGGGTAGATTGTTACCATTACTAATATTAACATTAGATGCTGTAAGCGTATACGTAATAACAGTTCCGTCGCTATCAGTTAATGTTAAAGTGGAGTTAGCTCCATCGTCATCTGTAAAAAAGTGATCGTTTTCGTTTCTAGGATCACTAACTCTAAACACTGCTCTATCATCTAATACAACATCGACATATGTTTCTGTCTGTTGATAAATGAACTCTTCCAAGTTCATAAATTTATAATAGGCATCTAATAATAGTTGTAGCCCTCCTGAGTTTTCTAATATCTCAGAAGGTATCAACTCTTCAGTTCTTAAATTTTCCTTTGTCTTACTTTTTGAAGATGCAATAGCTTGAACATATCCAGGTGAGGACATGTCAAATGAAAGAAGTGTGTTATTAGGTTTATGAGTTCCAGCCATCTTATCTTAGCCTTGAGGTCGTTGAATAGTCAATTGTGCCAGAAGATCCGGACACTGATATAGTATCAATACTTGGAGTAATTTGAACTCTTAAAGGATCAATTGCAATTAGCTGATCTCTTTTAGGAGCAAGGTCCAAGGAATTAGGAACAACAGTAATTCTTATTGTATCTGGAGAATCATCGTCTGGTAAAAAGTTACTTAATGTAATTGTTCCGTTTTGTACATTGATAAGTCCTACGTTATTTAGCACAGTAACATTTTCACCGTTAATTACTTTATAGACAATAACTTGTCTGTTAGTAGAACCATCAATTGGAATATCTCCAAAATATACATCTCCTCCATTAAGTCTAAATACTGTTGAAGATATAATAAAGTTAGTAGACGATCCTGAACTAAAGAATGGTGAAGTAAATTGTAAATTAAAGTTATTGTCTTTATTAGCAGAAAATTTATTTGGAGTAATCGTCATAAACATATAAGGTCTAACGTTACTGTTTTGAATTGAAGGATCTGCATTATCAATTGCCTTCAACAGCTGTGAGTGTCTAAACACTCCATCAAATTTATTTAACTCATTAAAATTATAATCCGCAACAGTATCACGTACAACTGCGGTAAGTTCTACTGGAGATCTATCGGTTAAGTTTGGATTATATTTAAACGAAACATCCAGATCAAGATATGTAAAGTTAGGATCTACAATGTAAGGAGTAATAGATACAACACTCTTACCTTTTAATATTGCATTTGTTATTTCTATTTTTTCGTTTGCTGTAAGTGAATCTCCAACAAGTGGTTTAATAGAGATGTAAATAGAACCATAATCTGGTGGATTGTTGTCTTCACCACCCCAGGTTGAAATTGAATTAATGTTAGTAAATTCTTTTTGAATAATTGCTCTATAGTCATCTGAAGTTACTGCTCTATTCTGTGATGTAAAAGTGAGAGGAGCATTAAAACGTATTGACTCATTTGTTTCTTTTACAGTACCACCGGCCGCCTTACTGAGAGTAGTAATCGCAATATTGCCATAACCTCCGATATTATCTACCATAGTAAATAAGTTTGCTCCATTTGAATCTGGACCATTTGTAAACACGTAGTCTAGTGTAACAATATTATTATTTAAAGGCTTCTTACCGGTTACACCATCTCCAAAGTATACTTCGAAATATTCATTCGAATTTTCTTGTAGGTAATATACACGGCTTGAAGAATCAACGTTAATTAATGTTTCAAACTTAGTATAGTTATCATATGATGTAGATAGTTCATTCGCTTGAATGAGAACTCTTAATGTTGAAGTGTCTGCATCATCATCTGATATTTGATACTTCTGATTTTCAATATCGTTATCAACTCTATATAAAAGTTTCTTCCTTGTACCTTCTGCGATAATAACATTATCAAAAACATATTTGTCTGCTGCAACCTCACTTAATACTGCGGATTGCTCATTTAGCACAATGTATCTGTAATTCCTTCCATCTACATTCGTTGTTAGCTTAGCGCCTCGAGGTAAAGTCAACGATGCTGGCTTATTGGTATTCTCTTCTTGCGAAACGTCAACTGTAATAGTGACAGTGGCTCTTGGCGCTAAGACTGATCTTGGTATATAACCGAGTAACTTTGCACGAGTAACAATGTTACCACGAATTTGTGCTGAATCTAAGAATGCTTCGTTAAGGGCAAAGTGTGCGGCCATTGCATTGTAATGTGTATTGTATGCCAACACGTCAAGTAGTGAAGATAAACCTGAACCTTCGAAGTCATGACTACTAAACTCTGTCTGAGTTTTTAGATAGTTCTTCAAATTACTTTTAATCTGATCGAAATCAAGTTCTGTTACATTTAAATTAGTTGCCATATTATTTTACCTTAAACGTCGTAATACGATTTCTACATCATCTGTAGTATCGAATTCTTTTATTCTAAATTTTACTAGTATTCTGTATGAGTTTGCATCGGGCTCATCTACTATATTAACAAATACAATATCCACCCGTTGTTCTCCTGCTTTTACACATCTTATTATATTCTTACGCAATGTTTGCTTTGTAATCTCATCTGCTGGTTCAAAGAGTAATGCTCTTAGATTTGCACCTACTCCCAGATTAAATGGCTTCTCATAAAAGTTAGTGAGAAGTAAATTACGTACTGCATACTTAATTGCTGCATCATCCTTTAGAGGAATAATATCTTTACGTATAGGATGAAGCGCCAGATTTAAATCTATATCAGTCCATTGTTTTAGACGTGAAGACGTGGAAGCTTTACGAACATCCCCTATGACCGATCTATCTGATAATATTTGTGTAGACATACTAGTATTTATACTCCTTTATTCAATGATTAACAATTTCTTGTCGGATAATGGTGAAGAAGTTAAAGACAATTCTGTAGAATTCCATATATAATCTGTTGATTCGGTTAATTCAATATTGTCTAATATAACAGTAGGACTTCCTGTAATTGGAAGACTTCTTGCTGGGCTATACTCTGTTACATTTTCTTCTGTTGTAAACTCATATACGCCACTCATGTCTGTGGCCACTGCTGCTAAGGAAGGTAATGTTGCTCCACTACCAACCAAAGAAGTTAATGTTATATCAGTCGCTATTGTAACACTTGACGGTAATCCAATTAGTTTTAAGAAATCACAGAACGTAAATGTAATCCATTCAATCAATGCACCAAGACCAATTGCATTAAAGAACTTCTGTACTTTCTGCATCCATTCTTGTATAAGAAACTTAGGCCATTCTTCACCGAAGTTTTTCATACGTCTTTTAAACCTATCCATTTTTCTTTCTAGGCTTTCTACAAAATCAGTTGGTTCACCGCCTAACAAATCCAATATACTAAATCCAACAATCTGTAATCCTTCTAATAAATCAATTGCTTGTTTTCTTAATTCGTGTTTTAAATCTGCCGGTGCTGATTTGATCTGGGCTTCTATTGATTGTATAGTACTTTCTATTAATCCTTGTACATTCAGCTCAGTTAAACTTGGAAGAGCCGGTAAACCTAATGCTTCCCATATTGTACTAAACTTATCAATCAGGCTTCCAAACAAACCATGCAATACTCCTAATGCACCTTTATTTAGCTGAGTCATAACATATTCCCAGACTGCTTCTACTTTCATATCTGGAGATTCTAATCCATATGTACCATCAAATGATTTATAAATGTCTGGTAACATTGGATAGAAGGTATCTATATTCAAGGCAAACTGCGCCTTTATCGTACTCTTATATGTTGGATCAGAGAACAGTTTTACAATATCCACACTGATACCAAATGGTGGAACCGGAATCGCAAAGGATACTGGTATCACAGCCGATATAATCTCTAAGAACTTTGCCTGTATAAAGAGATGATACTCTTCTATCATGGCATTGATTCTCTTCTCCCATTCTACTTCAGGTATATCGAGCGTACCAAATACTGGATAAGAGATAGATACTGGAAAGTTGCCGAGACCAGATCGTATACCATCTAATAGGTCACGAAGCTTCTGGGCTTCATCGGCCAAACCTTGCATCTCTAACTGTGCGATCAGATTCGTGATCTGATTAAATATATTGACCAGGTCACCAGGCTTTGGTAAGAGGCTAGCCTCACATGGTATCGCGATCGTTTTCATTATGCATTCAGTCTTATATTGGTTGCGACGACATCTATTGTACCGTCCGCATTCATTGTCAACCGTGATCCGGTCTTATGCTTTATATTAATACGTTCTGAGCCAGAGGTATTGTCAACCTCTATGATATGGCCGGCTTCGGTTTTGTGTACCTTATTGGTAGGAGGGTTGAGTTGGGCCTCAGTGGGAATGTCAATCGTCCCATCAGTCGTGGATGCGATCGACCCCAGTATAATGGCATCCTGCGCACTTGGACCGTCACGGAAAAAACCCACGACCCAGGATCCAACCATTAGCTCATGGTTAGAGCCGAACCCTTTAAAGGAAGAGGAGGTATTTGGCATCATGACCGTCGACCAGTTTAGATGTGACTTATCAATCGTCTCATCATAGAAACCATAAGGCATCACCTTCACTCTATTGGATAAGAGAGGATCGTCGATATCAACAACTGATCCAATGAACCAGGTAAACTGACTACCTATGAATTGATCTAAGTTTTTCATCGCGGCCTCCACACCAGATTTTTACCCGGGAAAATTTTTTGAGTGCATATGTTTGAAAATAAATCCACGATTATGCCTTCTCTATGTTATCTAATGACTCTATATAGGAGTCTTTCTTGAGTAATACCTGCATGATATACTCATCTTCAAATCTATGATCAATAGAGGTAACAAGGTATTTACCTGATAGGTATTTGTCTTTACCACGTTCATTCTCTGCATTATCAACAGATTTAATAATATCACACTCAATGACCATACCCACACACAGTTTAAAGTCTCCGTATATATCAATAGTTAATACCGTACCATCCATGTTCTCTATGTATGCATTTGCCGTAAGCATATCGGTATCATTCGGTGCATGGTAGTTAGACCCACCGCTGGCAGCCGAAGTGTTCAAACTCACATAAAAGTTAGTCGATTCGCGGTGGCTCTCAATGGCCCTATCATCAAAGTCTAGCTTACTGGGTAGTAGACCATTCTTATTTAATTTGAGGGTCTTACCGTTGCCATACCTGTATATAGTCTTCTTATATTTCTTCTGCGCAATATCAAGAGTGTGTAGTGTAGACGAATAAGCTCCCGCCGCTGCCTGTTTATACTTAGACATATTTAAATCGGTAGAGAGTTTCAGTATTCTATTCTTTAATCCTTTTATATGGTTATCCGATCCAGGCGTTGTGGTCATTGTAGGCGCATGCTTAAATGTATTATAGCTATCCTTATTGATCATATTCTCATAGGAATCAAAGAATATACCTTGGCCAAGTGTCTCATAGAAGAAGAAAGGACTTCCGTTGTCATAAGATCTTCTTGTTAACCAGTTAATTAAGTATATTGGTCGCATCCTTGGGTATATACCGGTGATTGTTTGTTTAGTTTCTGTATTGATTGATAGTTCTTTTGGGTTAATCTTGAGTTCGTCTGTACATATATTTTGTATTAAGGCGCCAGGTACATTGTTAAAAGGTTTAGATATGGTCTTCAGTTGTGACATATACGCATGCTCAGAGATACATTTGAACACATATGTCTGTGTGCCTGGCTTTAGTTTAGCAAACGAAGATACCTCTGCGATCCTAAACGAATGACTGTACTTGTCTGTTTCCCCTCCAGCTAGTCTTCTCGTGATCAGTAGGTCCAGTACCTCTCCACTCACGACTTTTAGTTTTTCGAGCACATTTGCAGCATCCAGTATATTGATATCACATTGCAAGGATCCTGCATAGAGACTCTCTCTTATACTGATTTGCCCTACCAGGTCTGTTATATCTCGCACTTCTCCATTACTGGCAGTGATTATTACCTCTGCCAAGTCATATGATGATGGTACTAATGCCTCAGAACCATTGGCCAGCTTACTATTGACTCTACTCATTGTTGATTATCGCCTCATACTTGTCTGCGAACTGTGTTATATACTTAGGATCTATCACTCTTATCTTTGATCTTGCCTCATTTGTATCGAATAGATATGCTCTATTGGTTCTAAACGATATTTGACTGGTCGGCTCTCCTCCAGATATGAATATTCCGTTCGATACAACTCTCTTCTCATCCGGATTATGGTAATGTAGGAATGGTTGTACCTCATTTCCATTACTATCAGTATATTCTATGGTGTCTTCTGCTCCTGCGGCAGGTCTGTAGTAAGAATGCGGCGCATCCAGGTACTTATATACGTCATATGTGTTCACACTATCTTCTGATTTGTTACCTGTTACCCCTTCTGTTGCATTTTGAGGGCCTGGTTTACTGTTACCAATGAATGTTCCTACTACATCTTGCAAGACTAATTGATTCATATCGGCATTCTTTTTGATTAACGTGCCGGTTGCCCCACTGTTTGTACCTGTTATAGTCTCTCCTAGCTCGAATCTACCTGATAGACTGTTTTCTTGAGCAAGTATTACACCTATATCGCCGCTTTCTTTTATACTTGGGTTGGTCGTAATGACTGTTCCGGCGAATTCCTCATCCATATACTTGTGTAGCTTCTCTTGGCTCATTGGCCAGGCAGCAAGACCATCATGTAGGAAGTCATTTACGATGAAGAAGGTCCAGTAATACTGTGTTGTGCCATATAGGCGTTGTGATACGATGTCTGGTCTCTCACCATTCTTGACATTATAGAATGCATATGCGTTAAGATCATCAAGATATGCATCTAATGGGCGAGCTGCCCTATAGATATTGACCACCTTTTGCAAGATGCCATTACGATCGAAGTCGTAATCAAGCTTTGGAAACTGTCTGAAGTAACTCATATTATTCTCCTCCTAGGACTTCTGCCCCTCTATCGATTGCAGTATTAGATAGATCGGCAGTATATGCGGCTGCTTCTCCAGGGGTATCTGCAGTTGCACCAACCACGTGGCCTGCATCGTCGTAACCATCCTTATATACAAGATCTTCGCCGTATAGGTCATCTCTTGTGATTGCACGTACCTCTTGGAAGGTCATTGATATGTCTATTTCTGTTGGCGCTGCACCTAATACACCATCATTTTCATGGAATGCATTGCCTGTTGCGTTATAGTTTGCGGCCATTGTAGTAAGATATGTATCAATAATACGTGGCATATACTTATTTGGTTGACCACCTGACATGAATTGAATACGAAACGTCGGTGGATACTCTAATGAACCAGTACCTCTCTCCTTTGGATACATGTATTTGCGAAATGCATTCTCTATCTTATGGGCAGTCAATGACTCTTCTTTTGATGTTGGTACAAGCTTAAATGCAAATTCGAATGATCTTACATTGACTCCTTCGAAGGTTGTGGCAGTATATGGATTGACGACAAGGCCTGATTTGAGCTCGAATGCAGTTGCAAGACCACCGGAGATACCGCCTCCTGCCTTGAATTTGCTTGTGAGCTTTGCAACCAGGTCAGATCCAGTCTTTGATTTTGTACCGCCGGTGCCTGCTCTACCACCAAGTCTTTTATCCTGTGCGATAGAACCAATTGAACCAAGCTCTGAACTACCATAATTCATACTATCGCTTGATGCCATACCTATTGGTATAAACAGATGGATGTCTGTGAATTCGCCTACTTCACCCCTTGCCATTGAAAATGAGACATGAGGAAAGCCTTGTTCAGACACTTTTGACCTCAGAGTCTCAGGGAATGTTAAAATTGTGTGTGACATATGCCTTTTTACCTTTATAAATAGTAATACATTTAATAACTATAGATCTATTTATATGGCTTACAAGGGCAAATACACAGTAAAGAACAAAAAGAAATACGCAGGTGATCCTACGAAGGTGACATATCGGTCATTATGGGAGCGCAATGCATTCCGTTGGGCAGAGTCTAATCCACAGGTACGTGCATGGAACAGCGAAGAGATTGTTGTACCATATAAGTGCAAGACAGACAATAAGCTGCATAGGTATTTCGTTGATATGCTTATTGAAATGACAAATGGCGAGGTTATCCTGGTTGAGATTAAGCCAAAAAAGCAAACAACTCCTCCAAAGGCTGCACGTAAGACCAAGAAGCATTTGAATGAGGTAACCACATACATCAAGAATACATCTAAATGGAATGCTGCACAACAATTTGCAGCGCATAAGGGATGGAAGTTTCAAATATGGACTGAAGATACTTTACGCAATTTAGGCATCAAAGTGTTGAAAGGATAGTATAAATAGTATCATGGCAAGTTTATTCGACACATTACAAGCACAAGCATTTAGGGCTGGAGTTGCTCCTCGTACGAAGGATGCTCAGCAATGGTTTCAGCGTAACGTCAAGAAGTTAGGTGATGTGAATCGCCGAAGCTTACTCAAGGACGATGCATTAGATGTAACCACTAAGCCAAAAGCAGGCGATATGCTTATGTATTTCTATGATCCAAAGCATAAGGCAACACTACCATATTATGATAGATTTCCTCTTACAATCATGGTAGAACCTGCAGAAGGTGGATTCTATGGATTGAATCTGCACTATCTCGCCCCTGGTGTTCGTGAAAGATTTCTTGATGAGTTGATGAAATTAGGCCCAAAGAACATGAATGACACAACACGTTTACAGCGAATGAGGTATAAGACACTCAAAGGTGTTACTAAATATAAAGAATTTAAGCCATGTTTCAAGCATTATCTTATGAATCATGTAGAATCTAGGATGGTAAGAGTGCCTATGACTGAATGGTCTATTGCAATATTCTTACCAACAGAACAATTTAAAAACGTTAAAGCACAATCAGTGTGGAGATACTCAAGGAAACAATACGCATCATGAACAGTATAGACAACCTTAAGGCAACAATAGCGAAGAAAGGTGGAGTTGCAATGCAAAACCGCTTTCAAGTATTCTTTACTCCACCAACTGCGAATAGCCTTAAGTCTTTACTTAATTCAGATCCTAAAGTATTAGTAGGTGACATTGCAAAGAACGCTATATCAGGTGGAAGTCTTAAAAATATGATACCTGATCCACGTGATATATCAATACTATGTGAGTCGGTAAACCTACCTGGTAGACAGATCACTACAATAGATTACACTGCTGAAAAGCAATCGATTAAGATACCTTATGGTGCTATAAACGAAGATGTTACTATGTCTTTCATACTCACTAATGATTATTACATGAAGAAACTATTTGATTCATGGCAGTCAGGTGTGTTTGATATGGAAAGATATAGAGCAGGATATAAAAAAGATTTTACGACTGATATAATTATACAACAATTAAATCAGCAAAATATACCGATCTATGGTGTTAAACTGGAGAATGCATTTCCAGTTACTGTAAGCTCGATAAATATGGATAATAATAGTGAAAATACTATCCAGAAACTGAATGTGACTTTGAGTTACGAAAACTTTGTGACCGAGGACATAGTAGATACGATTAAATCGACTGCTGGTGTCATTGGTGCAACACTTGGTATTTAATATAATAGGAGAATATAATGGCTTTACCACAGCTAAATAATGCAAGATATGAGGTAACAATACCTTCAACAGGTCAAACGGTAACGTATAGACCATATCTGGTGAAAGAAGAAAAGATTTTAATGATGGCGATGGAGTCTAATGATAGTAAAATGATCATGAAAGCTACATCTGACGTTATTAAAGCGTGTGTATACGAAGATATAAACATAGATAAATTGGCAATGTTTGACATTGAAACATTATTTATTGCACTAAGATCTAAATCGGTAGGCGAAAGCATTGATTTAAACATTAAATGTGATGAGTGTGATGCAAAAAATGATTTGCAGATAAGCTTTGATGATATAAAGATGCCTGAAATTGATGAAGACTCTAAGATTATTATGGTGACTGATGATGTAGGTATTACATTAAGATACCCATCCTTTAAAGACATTGGATCTATGAAGCCAGGCACTGAAGAATCAATTGAAGGTGCTATGAATTTAGTAGTGCAATGTATCGATAATATCTTTGATGACGATGGTGTATATGATGCAAAGAATGAAACAAAGAAAGGTTTAACTGATTTTGTAGAGTCTTTAAATAATGCACAGTTTATTAAGTTATCAGAATTCTTTCAGGATACGCCTTCATTGTCATACGACATGACTTTTGAATGTGTTTCATGTAAGCATAAAAATGTACAGGAGCTTAGAGGTCTTCAAAGTTTTTTTACGTAGGCCTCTCTCATGATAGCTTAGTTAATCACTATAAGATGAACTTTGCAATGATACAGCACCATAACTGGAGCTTAACGGAATTAGATCAGATGATGCCTTGGGAACGTGAGATATATGTTACCCTATTAGGAGATTGGATCAAAGAAGAGAATGAACGAATTAAAAAGGAACAAAGGAGACAATAATGTCTGAAGAAGTAATTAAGAAGTTAGATCATCCCGCTGATACCAACGGTGATGGCAAAGTATCTGACGAAGAACATGATATGTATCTTGATGCAAAGCGTAAAGAGCTTGAAGATGCAGATGCAATGCGTGATGCTCAAAGAAATATGACATGGTTTGCATTGTTTGGATTAATACTATACCCATTTGCGGTTGTTGTAGCATCGCTTGTAGGGCTTGATGAAGCGGCCAAGACTTTAGGGTCTATGGCACCTACATATTTTGTTGCAGTTGCTGGTATTGTTGCAGCGTTCTTTGGCACTCAGGCAATGGGTAAAAAATAAGGATAAGACATGGCAGAAGATAGCGGATTGACCCCAAATAGTTCTAATACACAAGAAAGAACACTCCTTGATGTTGTAAACGAGTTAAAAGAGCTTAACCAAGCTACGCAAGTCGCTCAAGACTCTGCAACATATACTCAAGATCTAAGAGATTATGTCACAAGTCAAGGTGATAACCTATCTTCACGTCAATTAACGGCCATTAATGATCTCATCTCTGCTATTAGTGAAGGTGAATTAGATCAAATGGAAGCTGATAAAGAACGTATCGCAAGAAACGAAGAGCGTAACGATCTATTAGAATCTATTGCCAAGTATACTAGCTTAAGTCTTGATCAATTGCGTGAAGAATTTGGTGGTAAAGATCGTAGTATTATCATGGGAATGCTTATAAATGCAGCCATTAGAGGTGCAATTATCGGTGTGATGAAAGGTATTTACGATTCATATAAGTTTTTAGGCAAAGGTTTTCTTGCTGTAGGTAAGGGTATTGGTAAGTTCTTAAGACTTGATAAGTTCTATAAAGCAATGTCAACATCAGTATCTAGTGCCATGAAGTCTGCCGTTGCAAACATTAAAGGTATGTTTGGCGGTGGTGGTAAGCCCGGCATGATGGGTAAAATGATTGCTGCTGTAAAGGTTGGTATAACAAAGATGATGCCGTTTATAAAGGATCTTGGCACGTTAGTTAAAACTATCGCAACAAATGTTAAAGCAATAACAGTAGGTATTGGTGGTTTCTTTGCAGGAGCGATGGGATCTCTTAAAGCTCTTACGAGTCTAAACTTTAAGCCTACAATGTTGTCTAAACCATTCATTGCTGCATCTAAGTTAATGGGTAGATTCTTTGCTCCTTTAAAAGACTTTACACAATTGTTTGCTAGAGTGTTCGAGCCAATGATTAAAAATTTAAACGCTGCCGGCAAATCGACAAAAAGTGCATCTAAAGGTGTACAGACACTAGGTACTACTATAGTTAACTTCTTTAAAGCGCTTAAACCTGTTAAAACTGCATTTGGTGTACTTGGTAAGGTAGCGGCAGCATTCTCTGGTATTGGTAGAGTGTTTGGTAGGTTATTCTTGCCAATTACTATCATCATGGGTATTTTTGATGGTCTGAAAGGTGCAAATAAAGAGATGGAAAAGTATAAAGACGCTGGATTCTTCTCTAAGTTATTTGCAGGTACTATGGGATTCTTGAGCGGTGTGCTTCAAGGTCTTATTGGTATACCACTTGATCTATTAAAGAGTCTTGTTGGTTGGATTGCAGGTAAGCTTGGTTTCGAAGGTGTTCAAGAATTCTTAAGTAACTTCTCATTTGCTGATAGTATAGGTCAATTGTTTAGTGCTATTATCGGTGGTGTTATGGGATTTGTGCAAAGTATCAAAGATACTATTGCTGATATCGGTATTATGGGTATGGTACAAAACCTTGCTCTTGATTTATTAAAGATATTTAAGAAGATTGCATTATTTCCAACCGCAGTCGCTGCTGGTGCAGTTAAAGGATTAGCTGCTGCATGGCCAGGCGGTAAAACTCCTGGTGAAGCTTTCATGGAAGGATTCAATAAAGTATTTACTCTGGGTGATGCCAAGATAGATGCAATGAAAGTACAAGGTGATGGTATGACCGAATCAGGTGAAGAGATTAAAGCTACATCAGAAGAAAATGCAGCGGGACAAGCATCTCTTGCCTCAAGAGCTGCTGAAGCAGGTGGTAATCTCGTCGATGCATCTAAAAATGCTGTAACTAACGTCGGTGATACTATCATTCAAACTATCTCACCAAACGATAATACTGCTGCTACTGTCGCTGGTCCATACGGATAAAAAAAGGGACCCGAAGGTCCCTTAAAAATCGCCATTTTGCCCGCGCTCTTCCCGAGCGCTTTTTAAGACATGCATGGTCTTTTTATTATCTCCTGTTTAGTATATATTGCTAAACAATCTGATCTTAGCCTTGTTGAGCAAGTTTGTCGAAGTAAGACAATGTGTCTTCTTCACCCTCATCACTACTATTAAGCGAAGCACTATCAGCCGCAGCCATTACAGGTTGCTCTACCACAGGGGCTGATTCCATCATTGGGGCAGTATCCATTGACGCATGTCCTGCATCAATACCTAGTACTTTATTTAACTTAGCTTTAAGTTCGTCGTACGACTTATAGTTTTTAGGATCAGTGAAGTCTGCTAGAGAATATAGCTTATTGTATACCTCTTCTAGTTGACCTTCATCACCGTTATATAGTGCCGCTGCTGTAGCAAACTCTGACTTATCATAGTTTACCCAACCTTCAACCTTTCGAATCTTAAGTTTAAAGTCAGCACCTTCCCAAAAATCATAAGGATTTACTGGTTGTTCATCTGCAAATTGTGGTTGCATTACATCCATGATTTTATCAAAGATCTTTTTACCAAATTTGTAAAGGAATACCTTTCCTTCGTTTTGTGGGTTAGCAGGGTCAGATACAACTAAGATGTTTGACGCATAGTGTAAACGTCTCTTTCTATCCCTTGCTGTTGCTTTATCCTCATCACGACCAGAGTTCCATAACACAGAGTTCATCTCTGATACTGGATCATCTTGACCGATAGTAGTTAAGCTATTTTCGATATACCATAGACCAGTAGGACCTTTAAAACCATGATCCCAATACCTTACCCAAGGAAGATCTTCACCTTCTTTAGCTGGTAGGAATCTGATTACGGCATAACCGTTTCCTGCTTTATCTCTGGTTGGTTTCCAAAACCTATCATCGTCATATGACTTTGTTTCGGCTTTAGTAGACACAGCTTCCGCTGCTTGTACGAGTTTGTCGATTGACGAGCCTCGTGAGCTCTTTAGATTTGCAAATGACATATATTTTCTCCGTATTGCATTGTATTAAGACGTAATTGTCTTTTCTATTTTTATTGCTGAAATATCCACTTCATACATAATGTATATTATAACACAAATGTGTTACTTTGTAAACCCTTTTGTCAATAAACTTAAACATTTATCTCGATTAAAGTTTACAAATGGTTCATATTTCTCGATCAATCTACGAGTATCAGGCCATATAATGGTATCTGATATGTTCTTAGATTCACGATCAATGAACTTAAATATGGCGTTAAGAATAACAACAGTCTCTAAACTAATCTCTTCTTGCAGCCATAACTTTACAACAAGAGGATGTGCATTGTCGCTTGTCTTAAACAAGTAGTCGAATGACACATTCTCTTCTGTTAATCTATTTATATCAATAGAAAACACACGATGAATACTTTCTTGAATTCTTTTGTGTTCCCTATAATTTTGTTCTCCCTCTTCATCCATCATATCACCAATATAGCTTTTACCAGCTTTAAAGTTGGCAACATAATAGTCCTTTAGTTCTCCGTTGTGCTTACGTCCAAGCTTTGCAAAGAAATACTTATCCTTGCGCTTAAAGAAAGAGTTAGGTGTGACGTTAGACTTAAAATTATATTTAACTGCATCATAGCTAGACTCAAAGTGTAGCTTTAATGCATTATATAGCTTGTAAGATTCAAATGGATCTGTACTCATATTGGTAGCTTATTACCCTTTTTGCCTCTGATTAAATTAAGTCTCATTGCTTCAGCTTCCATTTTATCTTTAAGAGAATCTGTTAGTAACTTTTTCAAGTTAGTGTAATCCATGCCTCTCTTTTCTATAATAAATGTAGCTGCGTCTATATAAGACATATTTCCCTTTGCCACTAGTTGTTCTACGGCTGTGGAAAACCGTTTCCTTGTCATAATTTTTTGTTCTAAATCAATCATAATACCCTAAGTAGTATGCAATCGGCATTGATTCTACCATTAGGAACACTTACTTTCGTCGTTAGCGTATCCCAGACTTGTTTGTCGATTTGCTTTATTGTTTTACTTAAGATCAATGGAAGTATATCGTCAGGCTTTCTTAAAGTAGTTACCCTACTCTCATCGCCGATATTCTTTATGGTAGTACCACTTACCTCAAACCCTTTAGTTGAATTTGAGTTATACTGAGTTAATTTCCTCGTCTTAGTATTATACACAAATAGAACTTCTTTACCAGGAATCATCACAGGATTTACCGACATTAGTTTTGCGTCGATATCTTCAACCTTATACTTAAGGTTTTTTACCTGTACATCAGAAGCTTTAGGCTTCTTAATCCTTGGAACTCTTGCTGCTTTATTAGCAACCTTTAATTTATCTAAATCTTCGAAGATGGTCTCCATAGTGGTTATCATCTTATTTTGATTAGTTCTTTTAATATGAGAGAATGCTTCTACAGCTTGATCACACGTTTTATCGTATGCATCTTTAACTGGTTGATACTCTTGTTCAACCATTGACTTAAACATATTAAGCGCTGAACCTTTTAGACCATATTGCTTAAATAACTTATAGGCATCAAAGTTTACTTTAAAATTTCCTTCTAACCATCCATCAACAACTGCATCCCAATCATCCATAATAGTCTCAAGGATTTTTGCTTTTTGCCTTTGTTGTATTGTAACAACAGGTTTTGCAGCAGCTTTATCTTCGATCTCTTCAACAGTAATTAACGCTAATTCGTACAGCTCTTTAAATTTTTCTTCTGCTGCTGCTAACTCTTCTTCATTATATTCGTAACCTCTATAATGAATCTTAGTCAACTTACCTAGGTAACCAAACTCATAGTCTTTTAATTTTTTAAAAGCTTTTATCTGATCTTTAGTGTATCCAAATTTCTCTTCTGCAAACTGTAATATTGTAGGTACATAGTCCTTGGTCTTATAAAAATAATTATACCAATGTGCTGCCTTCTGCCATTTAGTATGACGACCTTCAACACCTTCGGCAGTCTCGCCTGGTTGAAAGATTGGTTCAGGTCCCATATACTTATCGTCAATGGTTACTCTGTTCTTCCTCATACTTGTTCTTACTTTATTTTCCGCCATAGTTTGCTCCTTTCATAATATATGAGTACATTATAACACACTCTTTCACAAATGTACATAGGCAGGACACACTTTTTTCAAATGATAAGGAGTAGATTAAAGTGTGCCCTGCCATAAACTTATACCCTTTCGTAATTCTTGATACCGCTAACATAATTTTCAGCAGCATTTTCTGCGTACATTTCATTGTGAGCTTTATACCATTCAATACCTAATGACTCTCCATCGATATACATACGTATACCGTAGTATGGATGATCTCCAAATGATCTTAATACTTCAGCTTTACGATTCTTAAATTCACTAGAACCACTGTACTCACTGAGTAACATATACTTACTTGACATCGCCGTTCTCCCACATTTCTTTTAGTTTTACGTATGTTAATACGCGAATTTGTTCACGATCCAGATCCGGATGTTTTTCTCGCAGTTCTCTACGAACTTTATGTTTTACTTCAGAATCACGTATCATGAGATACGCACCTCCACATGTAAACGCGAAGAACACTAATCCAACTAGTGCGAATATTGTTGATAAAATTTCCATGTTATTTTCCTATATGTTCCACGTCTTTTCGTGGAATAACTTGATATGCACCTTTGTTGTATGCTGGTGCGACTGTAAAATTCTTGGATTCTTCTGCTTTCCAAGAGGTGTCTTCAGGAGTCTCGTACCGAGAACTTCCTGTATAAGATGGATATTTGTTGTTAAACTCTTCCATCTTTATTTCTGCAAAAGACTTTTCTGTCTTAAGCGGTTTGAATTCTTGTTTGACCTTACGTCTTGGAGTAAGTGCCTTCGTCTTTCTCTTACGACCGTGTTGATCGTATCTTATTGAGCCTATATAATTCATACATTTCCTGGTGCTTCAATAAGCAACTGGGCCATTGGCTTTTCTTCTGATACTACAACGAAAGTTCCATCACGAAATTCACGTGTAACCAACCCTGAGTTATATGCCTTTTCGACATATCCGTCTTGTCCTAGAATGTACTCAACTTGACCTGCCCATGACTCTACAGCCATTTTACGTCTTTGGTACTCTACTGCATCAGTGTACTGTGTCATATGAACTCCTTCCTAATTCTGCTAATCTTATTAGCTCTTTTAACTTTTGATCCCAGAGTTGTTTAAACTCTGGATTTTGTGCTCTATCACGAGCTTCTCTGAGAGCTATAACTCTTGCTATTGTTCTACTAGTCCCAGTCATTTTTCATTTCATTGTATACATCCATATACGAAGATCCTGCAATATAGTCTTGAGTCTCCTTTTCGGTGTAATACATATTTTCCTCTTTGAAGCATTCCAGTGAACCTGGAGATTGTCGAGCTGCCTTCTTCATTGAAGTAGTCAACCTTGGCGCTTTGTATTTAGGTTTTGAGTAAACCTTATTTACAGCACTTTTAAATTCTTTTTCTGCGCGTGCCTTTTCTGCGGCCGCTTTAATCATTGCCATTCTATCCATAATCTATTCCTTTTAAATATTAGTATATTATATCACAGTGTACAGTGAATGTACACAGTTATTTTAATTAATTTCTTCTACAGTAATCCTGTATTTTTTGCCATTGATGTCTGAACATTCAATAGTCTTTTTTGTTGTTTGCATCCAACCTTCTTTATGCAGGTCCATCTTGACTCGATCAACACTATCAATTAAACCATTAGAGTTATCAGAATCTACCTGAAGTCCAGGTTTAATAATAGTGTGTGCGATGTAGTCACAATACGCCATAGTAAAAGCCATTATGCTGCGTCCTCATCAGAACCAAACATCGAACTCCAACACGATGGAGTACAACCGGAGATTAAGAACTCCCGCTGATCCACGGTCGCTTCAGGCATTGCATCCTGAATAAGAGCACCGCCTGCTTGCCACAGAGCAAATTGCTCTGGAGTAGCATTGATACTCATGATGTTGGTTAGACCACTAACCGGACTTGTTTTTTCACATAAAATCATATTATTTCACCCATACTTTGTTATACTTTGACGGAAGATTCTCACATGAGAACTCGTCGTTCTTTGCGTAATTTACTACGCCAACACACTCATTGGTAGTGTTAGACCAATATACGTCTGGAAGATCCAGAGCGGTTTCTAAGGCGCTTACGCTAAACCCTAGTACCATACCAGCTGCTGAACCTAGTACAACAGCTTTAATTTTGTCTTTATTAGTCAACATATTACGCTACCTCCAACATTCCAAGAGGACAGTTCCAAAGTAGACCGTCGACTCTAACAACCGCTTTTGTTCTGTTAATCTTAGTCACTTCGCCGTGCGTGGTAATACCATCGTTATTTTCAAACTTAACTTTAGTACCAATAGAAAGTTTAGACTTAACACCTTGAGCTTTAATCGCTCTTAGTTGTTTTTGCTTAATTTTAATCAATTCGATAACCTCATTCATTTCATCAGTAGAGTTGATTGAGTTGATTGCGTTTAGTATAGATTTTTTCATAATTTAGATTCCTTATCAATTTTGTTTATGGGTATATTATACCATGGTTTTTAGGGTTTGTACACACTTTTTTTAAAAATAGTATATAGTTTTTATACATATTTGTTATATGTAACACCTTTTATATAACTCTTCTTCACGTTTGTATGCTTCACGTTCCCATGGAGCATTATCATAGCTATAGTTACGTGGTTTCTTACCCTTCCATGACATACTATAACCACATAGTTCGCCACGTAAGTACTGTTTTGCATGAACCATTTCATGAGCAAGAGTTTGCATTATCTCTTCATACGGAAGCTTTTCACCCTGAGATTTACGTGCTATAGACATATCAACGTAACCTTCTTTTGGATCTCCCCAGCATAATCCTTGACTATCATGATCAAGAGTAGTCTTAAAAGTAATAAAAATTACCTTAGAATACATACGGTTAATACCAAGCTCTTTACAGAGAAGATGTGCATACGCATGGACTTTCTTCTTGTCTTTGATCTGACCTTTGATTACTATTTGTGGCATGACTGACTCCGCGTTAATATGTGTATATTATACCCCAGTTTCTAGTAGATGTACACAACTATTTTAGCTATTTTTAGATCATTTTGTTATATAGACTATAACTTTGGTGAATAAATGGTTATAAGCTCTTCTTTGCCCTTTACCTTGATTTTACCTATTTCCTTGCACTTATACTCATCCGGAAGCTGTTCTTGAGTATATGATGATATGATTGTTTTATAGTCTACATACTCATGTCGTGCGGCAGTTGCCTCGAGACGGGCTGCAAGGTTGACTGCATCTCCAATGACTGAGTAATCGAATCTGGATTCAGAGCCCATGTTACCAACAATGCAATCCCCGGTGTTAACGCCAGTACCGACATTAATATCAGGAAGACCTCTTGATTTATATACCTCTTTAAGTTCATTAGTTTTAGCCTCTATTTCAATTGATGATTTGACTGCCATTTCAGCATGGTTATCACAAGGCAATGGTGCATTCCAGAATGCCATGATACAGTCGCCCATGTATTTGTCTATGGTTCCACCGTTGTTTAATATGATTTTAGTCATAGCATCAAGGAATTCATTAACCAATTCTACTAATCCTTCTGGATCGTCATTGTTTTTATAGTGCTCTGATATTGGAGTAAACCCACATATATCCATAAACAAGAAAGACATCTCTTTACGATCTCCTCCTAATCTTAACAACTCAGGATTCTTTTGTAGTAGATACACCTGCTTCGGATCTAAGTAAGTTTCAAATTGCTTTTTAATCTGTTGTCTTAACATGAATTGCTTATAGAAATTACTAAAGCTTGATGAAGCAAAGGTAATGATATATAATATCATTGAGTAAGTCATATCAAGGAGAATCTGAGATTCGTACCAGAAGTAGAAAGAAGCGCCAACTGAAGATGCAACAGTCGCAAAGAAGATTATCATGGACCAAACAATTGGAAGGTGGTATACAGCTAAGACGATTACCAGAGCACCAATTGACATTACCAGGATTTCAAGAAGGTCTGTCCACACAGGACGAGAGATTGAAACTTCATCCATTATCGACTGAATGGCGGCAGCCTGAATCTGATGAGCAGGCATTAATCCAGCTGGAGTTGGAATTTGTGAAGCCAGACCTTTTGCAGTCAGACCAATAAAAACAGCTTGGCCACCGAGATTTGGTAACTCACTGCCGTATTCTATCTCTGTAAATTTATAGTTAGGATTAATCCAAAAAGAACCATTCGCATCTGAAGGTATTCTAAAAGGTCTTATTATAACTTCTTCAACACCTACCTCATTTACTTTTATCGTATAAGATAACCTATCTTGCATAACTCTTATTGTTTCTAATGCGAACGAAGGGTATAGTTTATCATCTATTTGAGACACAAGGGGAATTCTTCTTACTAATCCATCAACCTCTGGCATAGCATTAATTAAACCGTGTCCCCATGCTTCCTTCTCTAATTGAGGTATATTAGTAACAAGGCCGTCGTATTTAATTAACCAGTCTAATGGATCTCCAGAACCAAATGTAGCAGTACCAACATAAGGTGCCGTTTTACTTCTACCATCCGGATCAGCGTCTTGAGCGAGTATAACACCATTTGAGTTTATCCACGAAGCAAATACTTCATCGCCAGCAAACCTATCAGCTTCTGGAAACATAATAGTAAATCCTATCATTCCCGCATTTGCTTCTCGTAAGTCTGATAACATTTGAGCGTATTGATGTCTTGGGAAAGGATATTGACCATACTTAGCAAGTGCTTCTTCGCCAATATTGAGTAAGACTACTCCATTACCAAAATCAGTTTCTGGAATAGTTCTTATATAACTGTCAAAAGTGTTAAGTCTTAATTGTTCTACTGGAGTTGGATCTGACACTCTTATACCGATAAGCAAAGAGGCTAATATGATTGTGGTCCATATTGATGTTAAGTATTTCATACGTATATATCTATAAATCTTCCCTTGAGTGCAAGGGGGAATCCGTATTTCATTCGTATCTTTCTCCGTAAACTACTCATCACTCTTGTGTTACTGATACATTACATCCACCAAAAGTCATACAATCAATGCTTAGACTATATGTTTGGTTCATAGTACTCATTTGTTTTAAAATTAAATCTGTTCCGTATAAACCATCAAGTGTTACGTTTGCGTTGTGTGTTGCACCGTTACCTTTTTGACGAATAAACACATCGTTCTCGTCATTATATATTGTTAAATCTGTGTTCTTACTACCGTTGCTTTGTTGCTTTATTTGAACTTTATTATTATCGCCTGCTAAGTGTAAATCAAAGTCATGGCCATCCGATGCACCAGTTTGGTTTGTTTGTTGAACTGCTAATTGATTATAGTCACCGTACATAGTAATATCTATTTCGTGACCACCACTTTCATAGTTATCCACCCACCAAGTTAAATCAGTATCAGAATCAAGTGTAGTCCATGCAGCACCTTGAGCAAGTTTCATCTGATTACCTGTTCCACTTAATTCATCAAAAGTGATTTCATTAGGAAGTCCGCCTGTTGTTGTATTGATCTGGACCAAATACATATCTAGGCTTGATACTGTAATATATGAATTTCCATCTAGCATCTCAATAGTATTATTATAACCATATTGATCAACACCTAATTGAAGGTTATCGCCAGATTGTTCTAATGATATTACGTTATCATCAGCATTTGCAAATAGTGGTGCTACAAGTAGCGACAATACGATAATAGGCCAAAATAAAACACTTAACCATATTAAAGCTTTCATTGAATATTCTTCTAATTTATCTAACATATTAATTCACCTGATTTATATAGATAAGGATATCTTCACCCTCATTTCCTGTAATTATTCCGTCCCATGTTGGTGTAATTGTATCTACTGTAAAGTTGCCGCCTGCTCCAAATTTAAGTCTAATCACGCCATTAATGTTTCTATATAATACTAAAGATCCATCTTGTAAAAACACATTAAACTGTGATTCATCATTAAATCCTCTTGCCGCACCTTTAATATTAAATTCACCTAATGTATCGAATAGATCTGAACTATCTATAATGTCCAATACATCAACTAAAAACTCTACATCTAGTTCATCAATATCTAATTCACTGAATTCGTCAAGAGTATCTTCTTCTAATTCGTCTTCTTCTAACTCAGTAAACTCTAAAAAATCTATATCCAATAGGCCTTGATCTTCATTCGTATCATCAGCCATTTCTTCTTTTATCCTCTCCTTTACTTCTTCAGGAGGTGATACAATAAACATGTTGTCAATTAATGATGGTGTAATACCGTTAACTTTAATTGATTGTGTTGGTGATGAATCTAATGAAGATACCATTGTTGCGGCATAGGCTTCGTTTAATGTAACTACTCCACCTTCGTTAGAAACTACTATCTCGCCAGATGGATCACCATTTTCATCTGGTAGCAGAATAATTAGGCTTCTACCTAACTCATCTACAGTTGTTGTAAAATCAGTTCCCCGTACGGCAATTGAGGCCGTAGGAGTCTTGATATCAATATTGGCTTTATTTACTAATCCTAATCTTCCGGATGCAAATCTTGCCGTTCCCATTGTAAACTTCATACTCATTTTTGAGAGCGAAGGATCAGGGTCATAATATATTTCGTCTATTAGTACTTCAGAATGCTCTTTTAAAGATAATTGAGCCTTATCTAAAAACTCAATAAGCATTCTTCCGTTACCAGTTTTTGCTTCATCATTTAATTCGATAGGTATCTGATTAGATACTTTTATCTCTTCATTATTACGCACAATCTGGCTTACGCCAGTTGACTCTACTATGTCACCAATGGAATCAGCATAAGTGATTCCAGAGATGAATAGTAAGCTAAGAATCCCCAGCTGCGTCTTTTTGATTGATTTGTACAGTAGCATTGTCTGATGTAATATCTAGATTGATGATAGCATTAGGAGTTGCACAAGGTGAACCTCCTACACAAGTACCTGAAATCTGATTAATATCAATGTCACCACTATCTCCATTCCACTCTACAGTTAATGATTGAGAACCATCGTTTTGTAATGTGTTAAAGTTATTGCTGTCACCAGTAATATCAAAGTTCCAAGTTACATCATCAGATTCGAAATCTAAATCAAATATATTTGAACTACCTAACAGAATTAAATCTGCATCTAATCTTTCTGCACTTGCACCAACTTTACCTTGATCTATATCAAATGTGTTACTGTCTCCAGTAATAGCAAAATCATAGTTAGAATCGTCTGAGCTTCCAGTATATCCAATGTTCCAATCAACTTCGTTAGAATCGCCTGTTAACGCAAAAGTTAAATCAGAGTTATTCATATCAATTGGTCCATATATCAAGTTTTGATTTCCTATCATGTCGATATCAAAAGTCAAACCTGAACCCACAATTGTCATATCAGAACCTGAACTAGAAAAATCGTCTAAACCGATTTTGTTACCATATCCAACCTGATCAATATACAACGTTAATGTATCACCGCTTTGTTCTATCATAATTTCATTATCGTCAGTTGCTTGTGCGAAAACAGAATTTGCTGTAAATAGAAATAGCACTGTTGCTATACTAATTAATTTATTCATTTATCGTTTCCTCTTTGTTTGCATGCCTTTCGTTTTTCCCATCAACTTGATGAGGATGCCTATGGCCTGCGGTTAAATCCCAGAACTTACGGTCGTGGCCCTGGTAGATTAATTCCAGTACAGCAGCCTCAATAGCTGACCGTACTGCATACGTCACTGACTCATTATTTCCCACTCCGTCCTCATACTCGATAAGTTGCGTGCCTTGTTCATAGAACCTAAACACATCACCCGACGAGCCGTAAGAAAGTACCGATTTCTTAGCTTGGACGTTTAACAAAACTTCACCTGTCAATACAGACACTGCTCTCACAGATACTGTAACAACATCTTTACGATACATCCTACTAAAACCAACGCCGAGAGTTCTTGCACCTCGGCCTCCAGTTTCCATATTCGTATCATAACCTATAATACCACCCTCAATAATCATTCCTGCAAATAAGAGTGGGCCAACACCATTTGGTTCTACACCATTAGCTTTAGCGACATCTTGACGAGTAGATCTTACTATTTGTCTTTCTCGTACAAGATTGTCTATTCCTTGCCTTTCTACTACTCTAAACCAGGTTCCTCCACCTGCTGTTTTGAGAGCATCTATTAACATTTCAGTACCGCCTTGGGTAACTGCAGTAGAAAACGATGCTATATTATCTACTGATTTTCTTTGACCTGTTAAATCTTTAAATCCATACACTGCAACTACTGGTTGAACCTTTGCTGCCGGCAAATTAAGAAGATCTACAAACGCTGGAAGCTTTACAGCTTCTGGGGCATCAACACATATATACTTTCTGGCCATTGCCTTTTGTATGCCCATTTGTGCGTGTCTATTAAAGCCTTCATCATATTTGCCATTAAGATCATTACAATCCTGTGGGTTATCACTCCACTGTGGAACAGATGCGCATCCACTAAGCAGTAATAATACTAATAGATACTTACCCACCGTCTGAATCCTGGCCAAAGTTACCAGTTCCTACTGGTATCTCAATAACTGTAGTTGTTCCGTCGGAATCTACAATTGTCATTTTAATAAACTCTGAACCATCTTCGTTTGTTATAACTTCATATGTTACTACATTACCTTCTAGTGTAAATGAACCGTATCGCACCGATCCATCGTTACTAAACATAGATTCGACAAGTTGTTTAGACATCTGAGCATATATTCTACTCTCTAAATTACGTATAAACTTGGCCATAGTTGTATTTGCTTCTTCTCTTTCAGCAGCTTTTCTTGCAGCTTCTAAAGCATCTACTATAGCCTTTTTTCTTGTATGTTCTATATTATCAATTGTTAAATAATGTGCTCCAGTTCCTACTCCACTAAATGATGGATTTTTAAAGCCAAATTTAATTTCATCTGCTTGTACTACAAGGCTTTGTAAAGCCAATACAAATATTCCAGTTAATAATACGTCTTCAAGTTTTATCTTCATCTTCATTCTCTTTTATTTTCTTCTGCCTCTCTCTATATTCTAAAACAACCTTTACTTTTTCTTGCAGTCGTATCATATCTTGATCAAGCATTCTAATTTGATCAATTAGTCTTATAAGACCCATATGCATTTCTTCAAGTTTTGGATCTAGTTCTTCATTAATAAACTTCCATATGAAAAACACGAAATAAGCCATTCCTACAATGGCTACAGTCGTAAATCCGTACTGCTCGATTAAAACCGCGGGGTTTAAAGCATCCATATATTAGTCTCTTCTAACGTCTATTTTGCCGTCTTCTACAAAGTTTTCAGACCTAGCTATTCTATCTATAGGTGGGGTTAACTCCAACGCGCTAGAAACTAACATATCTATCTTTATTATTTCGTTATTCATTGTTCGGGCCCTATTTTCCAGGCCCTTGGTGAATATATTAAGAGTATCTATTTGATCTAAAACACCTGATAACATTTGCTTTATAATAGTGAATATAAAAAACCCAGACGCTAAAGCGCCTGCAATTGGTAATCCTACATCACTGATAAGACCAAATATATCTGGCATTAGCTACTTTTAGCGATGCTTACGACTTTAAGTCCAGCTCCACCTTCCAAGGTATCAGCTGGCATTTTAGAAACTAATTCAATTGCTTTACTTGGAATTGTCATAGTTCCAATAACAGTAGAGCCAGTCTTCTGAGTTAATGTCATATCAGCAGCAGTACTATTATATACTCTTACCAATGTTGCATTGTTTAACGTTGTAGCTGATGTTAAGTCGCCCTGACTTCCTAACAATTTGATTTTCATTCTTTTCTCCTATTATAAACTTACTAAATTAAGCTCATTTAATGTTTTATGCCAGTCTGAATATCTAAAAAGACCTTGCTTTTCATGACACCAATACCAACCTTTACTTTCCTGTTCCTCTTGTGGAATACTAGATTCGACCTTTAAAGGGCCTCTAATCTTCCCATAAGTCTTTCTGCTCTGTTCGTTACTTGCTTGTACCATCTTGAATCTCTCCCTTCAACAGCCGCTACCGGCCAATCACCACATTGCAGCGCTGCGTTGTGTTTTTTAAATTTACTTAAGCGCGTAAGTCCCATGTTGAACATCATGTTCGCAATGACTTGTTTCACTTCTTGTGGATATCCATCCCACCCGTCGTGTAATTTTTTACAATCCTCGATTACTGTTTCTACATCCTTGGCAAAACATTTAATGACTCTATCCTCTGCCACTGGAGTACCGACCTCCAACCCATGTTCTGGGTCTCCTTCAAGTACCAAGTGTCCAATGCCAAATGTAGCATAACCGAGGTGATCATGATAAATTTCATTTACTTGTCCCTCGTCTATAATTAATTGTTCTCTTAACTGATCTACATCAATCACCGTTTTTTCTTCTTTATTCCAAAACATTTTATTTCCTTTAAATATATTCTAATTCAGCAGATACACACCAAGTTTGGTATGCAGCTTGAAATGCCATTTCATTTTCATGAACATGTGGCTCTTCATGTGTTGCTGTCGTTCTTTGATCTTCAGGTATACTATAAACTTTTGTATATGTATCGATTAGATCGCTTTCATTAGCTACTGATACCTCAAACTCTTCGGTATTTCCATCACTATCTATGACATGGCTTTGAACCTCTATAGTACTTGTGGAATATTTTTTAAAATTCCACGTAATAGAAGTACTTTCGCCTGCTTCATTTCTTTCAACTGTATATGTAGATGTTATCATTTTAAATTCTCCTTAGAAACAAGCGGTGGATGTAGCGACACCACGTGCATATAGTAAATAACTGCCTAAAACGCCATCAGCATATCCAGACTTTCTCGCTCTTGCAGTAATAAAGGTATAAGCATTTATAGTATTGCTGTTGTAACATTCAGCATTTGCATTTGCTTTAAATTGAAATCCTACTGATTGGTTATTACTTACATTCTGATACGTGTTATCCGCGGCAGCGTAAGTTGCTCCTGTTGGTGTACTAGTTCCACTAGCAGCGGCCGATCCAAAAGTACCAGTTGTAGTAGGAGTAGTCCAATCTAATGCAATAGAAGTAACGCCTGTTACATTAAATCTTCCCATCGTTACGTAAGTTGTACTTAAAGTTGTACCACTTCCAGATGTATTATAATAAGTTGAAGAGTTAACAGATGCTTGTTCTTTTATTTCTAAGTAAACATAAGGATCTGCTCTTCTCAATCTTACAAAAAATCCACCACCAGCGTTAAATACAATAGAGCCAGAAATCGACCTAGTTGAATAAGCAGCATATTGCGTGGTACCACTAGAGGCTTGTCGCATATAGTTAGTAGTAGTCATTGTAGACAATGAAGATGCTCCATAGAAATCAGCAAAATCTATCTCTGTACCTAGTGTACTATTAATAGTTCTACCAGATGCAGCCGTTAAATTTCTAATATCAGTATCATTTAACGAAGAGACTGATGAGGCCGCATAACCAGACCCTGAAGCCTCTACGTGAATATCTGCTAATGATATTGCTCCTGATGTTTGTAATGCCATATATTATCCCTTAGAATATTACCTGTGCTTGCGCGGTTAAGTCAGCTTTAACGTATACGTAGTATGTTGGTGAGCTAGCTTTAGTAAATGTGAATTTAAATATTGGATCAGCTGATACATACGAGCTTTGTTGTGAGATCGGGTAACCGCCATAAGCATCAGCAAAACATTCAATATCTACCCTTAAAGTTTGAGGGGTAAAAGAGCTACTTGTTTGAACTGGTATTGTTGCAGTACCGGTATGTGTCCACAGATCTGTTCCGCTGTTATAGGTCAATGTATTAAAACCAGCCTTAGTCACACGAATTTCTGCATTACTAGTACCACCAGTAATACTTCCATTTTGATCTATTTCAACTGCACATTTATATCCGCTATCAATACCTATAATTTCAATTGAAGGGTTGGGTGGGAAATCAGATGCACCAGTACCTAAAATAACTTGAGTTCCGTCTGGTTCGTAATAGCGATCGTCTTCATCAATTGCGAACCTTGCGTTCGCGACTGGTATAGCATGAATTCCAATATTTCCTGAAAGATTATAATATATATGAAACCTAGCCATAGCTTCAGCATCAGCTTGGTCTCCTGCTCCCGTCTCTGTAGATTCTGCTTGTGAGAAAATACCTCTACTTGGATTGCCGGTTTCATTACCTCTAACTGTAAAATCAGCATAGACTGCCGACCAAGCATGAAACTCTGACATATTATATGGCTCAGTTCCATTCGGAGTTCCGGTAATATCTACTCCGGTATAATCGTCTGTCCCATTTACTGATAATCCTTTAAGACTTACGTGGGTTCTTACAGTAGTAGATCCTTGTTTTTCATTAAGAATATCTTGTAACGATATCTGATTTGGTGAACTTGGTAGTGCCATTACTTAATAATCTCCGTAATTAAATCTTCGAATTGTTCTATTTTCTCGACTCTATTCGGCCATAAAATATATTCCTTTTCAGGATTCTTTTTTAAATTTGTTAAAAGGGGAAGTATAGAGTTGTAAAGCTTATTTAGCTTATCCTCTAATTCTTGTGCGGTTGCTGAAGCAGTTGATGCCTCAGTCTTTACTGATTGTACGGCTTCAAGCTCGTTTTCATCAACGGCTGTAAAACCAAAATCGAAATCTAATAAATCACTCATATAATTCTCCTGTACTGTTATTTATACAAGTTAGAATGTTAAACTACTGATTTATTGGTCGGAACATTGTCGTTGCAGTTCTTTCAGTGTTTCTATGAGTTCTTCTATTGTACTAACATCCTGAGGATTCTCAGTGTCAATTTCTACGTTTATTGTTATTTTCATAATCCAATTAATGCCCAGCCATGATTAGCTATAGCGTTGAGTATAATAAACAAACATGTAGCCATATGAGTAAGCCACCAAACGGTTCTAATACAAGCAATAGTATTAGCTTGTTTATCCGTCTCTCCGACTTTTTCTCCTAGACTTTTAGCCCATATTCTCCACCATTTACCCATGGCCACGTTTAACTAATTCATTACGAATTTTTTGTTTCTTTTTATTTGGAGTATTGTTATTCTCCAAAGAAGCTTTCAACTCTTCTAACGGTGTAGATCTCATATAAAAATTTTGCGTATTGCCCTTTCGGTCTTTTTGACTCGATTGAAATTTTATCGGCATTATTATTCTCCAGTTATATAATTATATATATGCTTCCACTTCCAAAATCTTTCAATATCACCATCATAATATGCGTTATGTTCGTGAGCAACTAATATAGAGTTTAGTCCAAAGCTTTTACCAACTTCTGCATTTTCAGGTTTATCTTCAATCCAATAACAACCAGTTCCTTCGTACTTTTTAAGCTCTTCGTCTTTATCAGCACCGCAAGGTAGGAATATAAAGTCATCCCATATTTCCTTACCAAACAATAATTCTAAATTCTGAATTCTTAATTTTTGTGCATACCTATTCGTAGACAAAGATGTAATACAATGGAACTTATATCCATGAAGCATGTTTAGTCTTTTCATATAATAAACTGCATCTCTTAATGGTGGTAAGAATGCAATAGCAGCTGAATCATTAAACTCAGCAACAAACTTTTTACCAGCTTCAGGAACTAGATTGAACCTTTTAGCAACATTATACTGTGAAGCATCATGTGTTGGAAAACCTTTATGGTTCATATATTGAGTGAATGAATATTCCCAATCACATAAAACTCCATCACAATCTACTAAAATTATGTTCTCTTTCATATTATCTCTCAATGAAACACTCTTTCCTTTCCATCAATAACTAGCTTATCAATGTGAACATTACCTCTTAAATCCATAAACCCTTGGCTGATAATCAACTCACAAAGTTGATCCCAAGCGTTGTCGTCTTTAGAGACTGCCAAATCCACCATCTCTTGTTTATATAATGGCACTTCCACTAGTACGTTTTCGTTAACAACTAGTCTTCCTTTTATTACATTTTTACTCATTTGTTTCCTCATCATTTAATATAGGTATATTATAACACACAATAAATGATTTGTACACACTTTTTTGCAATTTATTTAAAATATTTTTCCAACATTTCAAACTTATCAACATACTCTGCCATCATGCCTAGCTCTTTCTCAAGAGTTTCCATTTGATCAGAATGTTCACCAACTGACACTTGATTGCTTAAAATAATCTCTGCGTTCATTTGATGCTTTGCAGCTTGTGCCTGCATATAGTCCATAGATGTCTTTACCATCTGATCTCTAAAGTTTTTCATATTATCTCCCAAATAATTTTCTACGTTTATATTCTGCTATTGTATCTAATAGCTTTGTTGTCCAGTTATCACGGTGCTCAATAAATACTTGAGCTCCTTGATCACCTGCGATTAAGGTTACCAATTGTGTAATAGGCATACCAGTTCTTTCTTCCCACATAATTGCATATGCAGTTTCTTGAGTAAAGTAACCTTCACAATACTCTTTCTTTTTAGGTTTTGCTGAGGTTTTATAATCTATAATAGATGGTTTACCATTCCATACACCAACACAATCGACTCGTCCAGCAACACCTAAATGTTCTGAATATAATGCTGCTTCTTGAGCATAAACCTTGGTAAGGTTTTTATCTAGTATGTCTTTTACTTCCATAAAGTTTGACTTAACAACAAGATTAGCATCCTGAAAATAGTCTTCTTCATTATCAACGTATCTTTCTAAGACTTCATGAACAGCTGTTCCACGAGTTGAAGCTCGATGAGAAACTCTATTGGCTTCTTCGTCTCCGACACGTGCTCTCCATCTTTGTATAGCTTCTTCGCTTAAGATTGAAAGTACTGTTGTAATAGAAGGATACTTAATACCATTAGGGGCGGCATATTTTCTGCCAGTATCAGTAGTGTTTGCCACCATGTCATCGTAGCCAAGATCAATTGATTCATGTTTAAAGTTTCCCATTTTCATATAATTCCTTTGTCATAATAAAGTCTCTCACAAATCCGCTTCGAACAATGTCTTCCCATTTAAATTCGATGTGATCAAAAGAGTTCATGTGTTGGATAATATTAATAAATTCTTTAATACCATCCTGATCACCCTTTCGGGTGAAGTCTGATTGATAATAATCACCAGACATAATAAATCTGCAGTCTTCACCAA